GCGAAGAAGTATGGAGATTGGTACACGTTCGAAGGACAGGTATTCAATTTCCGATTGGAGCCTTTGCCCGACGAACCTATTAACGCTCGTCACGTTATCGAACCTTTTGCCATCCCATTCTGGTGGCCTCGTGTCGCGGCTATCGATTGGGGCTTTGCAGCGCATGTATGGATTGGTTGGGCAGCAATTGCTCCCGATGGACGAGTTTATCTCTATCGTGAATATTTTCAAAAGCGGAAGATGATTGCGGAGTGGGCTTCTGAGTTTAAGAGATTATCAGCAAATGATAACCTTGAGACAGTTGCACTCGACCCCTCTGCATGGCAGAATCGTGGCGTTGAAACTATCGACCAGCAATTCACGCAGTATTCAGGCTACGTACCTGAACGTGCAATTAACGACCGAATTGGGGGCAAGCTTCTACTACACGATTATCTTAGGTGGACACCCAAACCAAAGTCTAGAGACATTGCTGGAGCTTTTAACTCAGAGCTCGCATCAAAGCTACTTAGAAACTATGGGCAGGACAAGTATAATGAATATGTGAAGTTCTTTGAGGAAGAGCCTGAAGAGACAAATCTTCCCCGACTTCAGATATTTGAGAATTGCCAAGCGGTCATCGATGCTATTCCGAATTGCGTGTACGACCCTGCGAATCCTGAGGACGTTAAAGAATTCGAGGGCGACGACCCATACGATGGCGTGAGATACCTTTTGCAGGCGTGCTCACGGTACAGGGATTCGAGCAACAGAGCAGCGAGACGTTTTGACCACATGGCACGGATGGAAAAGTTCTACGGCGAAGGACAGAAGCGTGGTGATATGACTCAGTTTTATATCCACGCACGCGATGCCGAGAGCAAAGTCGTTCCTTTTAGCGTTCGGCCGAGAAAACGATGATTCAAATTTGGTGGGCGCTGTTAAGATTCCTCAAGGTGATTTTTGTTCCACCTAAGTTCACTGAGCTAGAGGAATACTTAACTCGTCAGGTGAGCTTTCTTGAGTCACAACTTGCTAGGGAACGTGAGCGGTGCGATGAACTATCCCAACGTATAATGTTCCCTGATACGCCACAGATTGAAGAAATCCAACGTGGCCCGCATACGTTGGATGCACAAGTAACTAAAGAGCAAGCGGAGCGTAAACGGCTTTCTGACTTAAGTAAACTTCGATGGCAGGAACACATCGAACGTCAGGAAGCAAGAGCGGCCGAGTTAATGAAACTCGATGATGCTCGTGCAAAGGACGCACGTAATGAAACAGCAAGTGGACAATCGTCCTAATGGCAAGCCTTCAAAGCGCCTGAAAAAGGGTACGAAGGATGCCAAGGGTAAAATGACAGCGGCAGCATCGAGAGAAATGGGAAAGCTGAAGATGCCTGTCGAATCAATCCTTGGGCGAACGTCCAAGAAATCATTACGTAAGCCCGGCGTGTTTACCAAAGGAGCTTGACATGTACGATGTGAATGACATCTGCGGAATGGAAAATCGTAGGCAAGAGGTTGCAGTTCGCGCTGGCGTGGCTTTACGAGTTGCAAAGGCTGAACCGTCAATCTTCAAGGACATGCAGGTCAAGTTCTTTGAACAGATTGCTCCAGAGGTTATGAAGGAATTTGGTGAGAAGCTGCAGGATACCAAGTTTCCTGGATATAACTTCGGTGCAACGCTTCATGACGTTGCCAAGTTATCAGCAGAGCAGCAGGCAAGCGAGGAAGAGATTGCAGCGGAACTCGATAGGCTCGCAGCTGAATCTGCTGCAAACGAATTGCAGGTAACGCGTACTTCAACCGGACAGCCAAAGGTTGATGAATCTGGAAACGTCGTTCCTCCAATTCAGTCTGAAGTTCCTGAAGGTGAAGTTACGAAGAAGGTAGCTAAGCCAGTTGCTCCGGTTGTCGTTGTTAAGGACGAAAAGAAGGATAAGTAAATCATGGCCTCAGATTCTCGGGACGATGTGAAGGATGAAGTTGAAAAGGAACTCGGAACGAGTATCCTGAACATCGCCCGAGGATTCGAGCGTGAGCATGAACTCATCCGAGACGACCATCTTTTGTTAAAGAAGAAGGGTGAGTATTTCTTTCGTGGTCATCAGAGGCTTTATTATGACTACCAGGCTCGCGACTATCGTGCGTTCCACGAATCCCCAGATTACCAACCCGACGAAGACGAGCCGAATCGCGTTTTTAATGTTTATCGAGCGCATGGTGAAGCGGTTATTGCAGCCCTCACCATCGATGTCCCAGCGGTAAACTTTCTGCCCGATGATACAAAGAATGCGAACGACATCGACACTGCAAAGAATTACTCTGCAGCGTCTCTCCTTATTCAGCGGCATAACGATGTCGAGTTGCTCTACTCCTACGCAGTTTATCTTGCATGGGTTTCACCGCTCGTTGCTGCGTATCATTATCTAGATGCTGATAAGGAATACGGTACCGTTGCAACGCCTCAGTACAAAGATAAAACTGAGACACACATCAAGTGGGTATGTGGTCGATGCGATGCTAAACTTGATGATGCAGTCATCGTTTGTCCCGAGTGTAGTTCAGAAGACGTTAAGAAAGTAGAGACTGAAGAGAAAGTCTCCGCCTTCGTTGGGATGGAAGATGTTGCAAAGTCGAGAATCAAAATCAAGATTTATGGTGTGGACCATGTGAAGGTTTCACCATACGCGCGTACGCAGGGTGATACGCCTTATTTGATTTTAGAGTTCGATGAGCATGTCACGGAAGCAAGGGCAAGAACTGGCCGAAACATTGCAGGCCATTCCGATATCTCAAGCTACGAACGTTATTCCCGTGACCCACAAGGCTATGAGAATGACGACGCCAATCGCGTCACTACTCAGTGCGTATGGCTTCGACCATGTGCTTATTATTACGATTCGGTCGAACTCGGCAAGGAGCTTGAAAAGAAATTCCCCGATGGACTATACGCCGAAATCATCGGTGAAGAAGTCATCGAAGTCCGGAATGAAAAGTTAGATGACGTCTGGACAATTTGGGAATCCCCGGTTAGTTCGCATCTGCACATGAATCCTATTGGTCAGCCATTGTTTGACCCACAGGAAGTGCAGAATGATATTGTGAACTTAACAGTCGATACGATGGGGCAGGCGATACCTGAGACGTTTGCTGACCCTCAAGTATTAGATTTCGACCAGTATTCAAAAACCAGGCGAAAGCCAGGAATGGTGACGCAGGCCAAAGCATTAGCTGGCCGTGCGATGGGTGAGGGGTTCTTTACTACTCGAACCGCCACGTTATCACAGGAAATTGATAAGTTCGATAGTAAGGTTCAGCAGTATGCGCAGCTCTTAGTCGGTGCATTCCCTTCAATTTACGGTGGAACGATTCAGGGTGGTTCGAAAACATACGCTGAATACTCGGCCTCAAGGCAACAGGCGTTACAAAGATTATCACTCATTCACAAAGCTGCAACACGATGGTGGGCAAAGGTCATGCAGAAATGCGTGCCCATCTATGTTGATAGCCTGTTAGAAGATGAGCGATACACCGCACAGATTGGGCCGGGTGAGTTCTTAAACTTAACCATTCAAGCGGACGCGCAGAGTGGGCGCATTGGACACGTTGAGCCAAGTGCAGGCAATCAGCTTCCAATGTCATGGGGACAGCAGCGTGATATTATTATGGAGCTGTTGAAGATGGGCTCCGATGAAATCAATGCTGTTCTCTTTAGTCCTGAAAATACGCATATGCTTGTGAGGTTGAGTGGTCTGCCAGATTTGAAAATTCCAGGCGACGAGAGCCGAACCAAACAGTTTAGGGAAATTCTTCAGATTATTTCGTTGGGACAAGATAGTGATGATATGGGTCCGATTAGTGCAACGGGTGAAGTTGTTAGCCCCGTAAAGGTTGACCCAATTGTTGACGACCATGCGGTCGAAGCTCAGATTTGCAAGGCCTTCCTACAGGGAAGAGAAGGACAAGACCTTAAACTAAATAGTCCTAAGGTCTATTCGTTAATTCTTGCACATCATAATGAACATGTGCAAGCTATGAATTCCGGAGCGCGCACTCCAGCATTAGGTAATGCACAGTCTGGTCAACCAAGTTCAGGTTCACCAACACCGCCACCTAATGTGAATAGCCCAGCTCCGATGGAGCCGTAACAAATGGCACAGCCACCGATTGAAGATACACGTTCGAATGACTTAGCAATTCTTCGTGGCGACGACGACGAGCCTGCAAAGGCTGAAGTTGTTGAGGAAGTTGATTCTAAGGAAACTGAAGATTCAGAAGATGATGACGATATCATCTTAGATGACGAGGAAGAATCTAAGCCTGACGAGGAAGATGAGGATGACGAGGAGAAGGAATCAGAGGACGACGAGGAAGACGAAGAATCGGATGAGAAGATTGGCACTGGCTACGGTAAACCTACGTACAGACAGCTCGTCGCCAAGTATCCTAAACTCTTCAAAGACTTCCCAGGACTCAGGTCAACCTTCTTTCGTGAGCGAGACTATAGCAAACTCTTTCCCACTGTCGAAGACGCTAGGGAATCGTACGAGCAGCTGAATAAACTCAAAGCTGGGGAACAGCGTATTTCACAAGCAGACCCCGGAGATTTTATTGAATTGCTGGGCGAGTACGATGTTAACAAGCAGCGGAGTTTCATACAAAACTTCTTGCCCGCTTTGTTATCAAAGAATCGCCCGGCATTCCAAGCGGTAACTGAGCCTGTCATCAAGCACATGATTAAGAGTGCGTTTAATGATGGCAAGCGGAATGGGAACAACAATCTCATGAACTCTGCACTGAATGTTCACGAATGGATGTTCGGTGATGATAAGATTGATGCGCCTACTCCGCGGATTCAGCAGCCAACGAATGAACAGGACCCTGAGAAGGAACGACTCAGAGCAGAGAATCAGGAAATTCTGAGGGGGCAGCATCAGAATTTTGTTGATTCCATCTTAACGAACTCAAGCAAGACAATTACGAACATCGTTCAGAAGAATTTACCGGATGAAGTCAGTCCATTCTTAGGTCGCTCGATTACGCGTGATGTTATGGACGAACTCGCAAGCGTCCTTCGAGATGACCCCGCTCATCGTTCCAATATGGAACGTTTGTT